ATGGCACTCGCGACCAACCTCACCCGGCGATCCGGATCGAAGAACTACTACGTGCGCCGAGAGGTGCCGAAGGAGCTTCAGCCGATCATCGGCAAGCGCGAGGTTTGGGTGTCGACCGGCACGTCGGACCCCCGTGAGGCCAAGCGCAAGGCCCGCGCCATCCACGACCGCCTGGAGGCCGAATGGGATGCTGCCCGGCCCCGGACCACCTTGACCGACGACGATATCGAGCACGCCGTGTGGACCCGGTATCTCGCCATCCTGGAGACCGACGAACGCTTCCGGACCGAACTGCCGACCGACGAAGACCTGGATGACGTATGGGCCGAGCTGACCAAGGACTATGACGACGACGACCTGGAGGCCTTCCGCATCCTCCGGTCGCTTCGTGACGCCGCCACCGAAGACCGCGACCGGCGCCTCGCCCGTCTCCGGACCCTGAACACGGCCTTGACCACCAACGAGACACGCCCCGTCCGCGACGTGGTCGACGCCGTGCTCGCCGAGCAGCGCGTCGAGATCCACCGATCGGACCCGGCACACAAGAAGCTCTCGCACCACCTGATGCGGGCCGAGCGGGAAGCCCTCGCCCGCACCTTCGAACGCGACAAGAACGTGTTCCACGGCAAGCCCAAGGACCCCGTCGTCAAGCCGCCGTCGCGGCCACACATCGCGGCCTCGCCCGACGAAACCGTAATGGCGATGTTCGAACGCTACGCCCGTGAGAACCCGAACAACGTCAAGCCCGACACCCTCGCCCAGGCCCGCGCCGCCGTGCAGATGTTCGCCGACTTCGTTGGACCGAAGTTCGCCGCGACGGCAATCGACAAGAAGGCAGTCCGCGACTGGAAAGCCCTCCTACTCGACTACCCGGTGAAGGCCAGCGAGACCAAGGCGTTTCGAGGCCTCGGCCTCCGTGAGATCATCGAAGCCAACAAGACGGAGGGAAAGCCCGCCATCACCCCGCGCACCGTCAACCGCTACCTCTCCGGCCTGTCGGCCTTCTGCGACTGGTTGCGGGTGAACGACTACATCCCCGCCAACCCGTGCGACGACCTACTTCTCAAGGTCGACAAGAGATCCAAGCGCCGCCCGTTCACGACGGACGAACTCAACAAGCTATTCCGCGCGCCCCTCTTCACCGGCTGCATGTCGGAAGACCGGCTGCACGTGCCCGGCAACCTCGTTATCGATGAACACGAATATTGGCTTCCGCTCGTCATGCTCTTCAGCGGCGCCCGCCCCGCCGAGATCGCCCAGCTTCTCGTCACAGACGTTCGGCAAGAGCATGACCACTGGATCATGCACATAACCACCACGGCCGACGAAGACGACGACCGCAGCGTGAAGACCGCAGGCAGCATGCGCGTGGTGCCGGTTCACTCCGAACTGGTGCGGCTTGGCTTCATCGGCTTCCGGAACCGGCAAGCGGACAAGGGCGAGAAGCGGTTGTTCCCCCGCGCCGAGCGCAACAAGCGCGGCCAGATCGCCGCCGACTTCTCCCGCGCCTTCACCCGGCAAGTGCTGAAGGGAATAGACCTGGAGGACCCAGGCCGCTTGTCGCTCTACAGCTTCCGCCACGGCTTCATTGACGCCATCCGCCGCGCCGGCCTCCTGGATGAGGCCTTCGGTTTCATCGTCGGCCACACCAAGGCAACGACCACCGGCATCTATGGCACCCTGCCTCAAGGCATGCTGACGCAGCGCATCGAGATTGTGGAGAAGGTCGCCTATCCCGGCCTAGACCTAGCTCATCTTTATAGATGATTCTTACAATGTAAGTATTGAGCATGCATGCGTTGCCTGATATCCTATTGGCAGTTTCGTCAATAGGATGCAGGCGTTGGACCTCAAGGACTTCAAAAACCGAATTCTCGGCCGCGCCGCGCCTCCGGTTGAGGAAAAGGCCGCGCCGGCGTCGTTCGGCTTCGAACAGTTCGCCTTTCCGGCGGTTGCGTCTGGCGTGTCCGTTGGTCCGCAGAACGCGATGCGCGTTCCCGCCGTGCTCCAGGCCGTGCGTCTCATTTCCTCGACCGTCGCCTCGCTTCCGGCCCGCGTCTTCGTTGGCGGCACCAATGGCGTGAAGACTGAGGACGCCACGCACCCCGTCTTCGACCTCCTGCATTCCCAGGCGAACCCCTGGACCCCGGCGCCGCGCTTCTTCGAAGTCCTCACGGTCGACGCCCTTCTTCATGGCAACGCCTACGCCCTGGTGAACCGAGTCAACGGTCGCGCCGTGGAGCTGCACCGCCTCGCCCCTGGCACCGTGTCGCTTGAGCTGGACCTCTACAGCGGCGAACCGCGCTACCGTGTCGGCGACAACCGCGCCCAGCGTGTCTATGCCTGGTCCGACATCATCCACGTCGCCGCCCCCACGCCGGCCTATGATGGCGTGCAGGGTGTCAGCCCCGTGCAGCTCGCCCGCGAAGCCATCGGCCTCGCCCTCGCCTTGGAAGCGCACGCCGCCCGACTGTTCGCCAATGGCGGACGCCCGTCTGGCGTCTTGACCGTGCCGAAAAAGCTGGACCCGGAGACAGTGGAACGCATGGGCGCCTCGTGGCGTGCCACTCACGGCAACGGCAACAGCGGCGGAACCGTTCTTCTAGAGCACGGCACCACCTTTCAGCCGCTCGCCTTCAAGTCTGTTGATGCCGAATACATGCTTCAGCGCGAATTCGCGGTCACTGAGATCGCCCGCGCCTTCGGCATTCCGCCGACGATGCTTTTCCAGCTTCAGCGCGGCACGCACCACAACACCGAAGAGCTGCACCGGCAGTTCGTCGCCCAGACCCTCGCCCCATGGCTCCGCGCTTGGGAAGGCGCCCTTGAGCGCGTCCTTCTCACGGACGCCGAGCGCCCCACCACGAACATCGAATTCGACACCGCCGTGCTGGTGGAAGCGACGCAGACGCAGCGCGCCGAGATCGCTTCGACCTACCGCGCCGCTGGCGTCATGACCGGCAACGAGATCCGCCGCACCCTCAACCTTCCCCCGCACGCCGAGGGCGACACCCTCGTTTCGCCGCACGTCGCCACCGCCGCGCCCAAGGCCGAGGCAGACGAGCCGGCGCCCACCGAAGAGACCACCAACGATGAATGACGACGACAGCACCGCCGTGACGCTGTTCTTCGGCGACGGCACCCGCCGCTTCAACCTCTCGGCCGACGTCATGCCGGAGCTTGAAGCCCAGTGCGGCGGTATCGGCGCCCTGGTCTACCGCTTCCACGCCCGGCCGAACGTCTCCTTCACGTTCGCCGACCTTCTGACCGTGCTTCGCCTCGGCCTCATCGGCGGTGGCACACCGCCCCAGGTCGCCGCCCGGATTGTGGACACCTACGCCGCCCGCCGGCCCGTCGTGGAAAGCTTCCCGGTCGCCCTCGCAGTGCTCAACAGCAAGTGGTTCGGAGCCGCAGCAACCGAGGCCGACATCGCCCAGGCCGAGGCCGACGCCAAGACCGACGACGCCCTTTCCAACTCGATTGCCGAAGGCAACTGACGTGACCAACTTCCTGGAGCTGAAGACCTCCATCACCGTTGACGACGAAGGCCTGGTTGCCGGCATCGCATGGCCGTTCGGCACGCCCGACCGTGTCGGCGACGTCATCACGCCCGGCGCCTTCAAGGGCGCCCGCGCCCCGCTTCCGATCCTCTTCGGCCACGACCCCAACGACCCTGTCGGCACATGGACCGAGATCACCGAGACCGGCGCCGGCCTCCAGGTGAAGGGCCGTCTCCTGATTGACGACGTCGCCCGCGCCCGCGAAGTCCGCGCCCTGGTGCGTGCTGGCGCTGTTGGTGGCCTGTCGATCGGCTTCTCTACCAAGAAGGCCGCCCCCCGTCGTGGCGGTGGCCGAACCATCACGGACCTAGAACTTGTCGAGATTTCGCTTGTGACGGTCCCATGTCATCCAGGCGCCCGCATCACGGCCGCCAAGGACGCCGCAGCTACGATCAAGATCGCTGAGGCTATTCAACGCGCTGCGGCGCAAATCAAGGGAACCTGAATACTATGTCGTTCGCTTACAAGCCGGACCACTTCGGCGCCATCGCACTCAAGTCGGCCGAGGATGACTCGGACATCATCACCAAGGCCCTCGGCGATCTTCAGGCGTCCGTCACGGACAAGCTTGCCGCCGCCCAGGCCCGTATGGATAAGCTTGAGGCCAAGCTCAACCGCCCGGCGATCGTCACGGACACCAAGGCCGGCGACGACCTGGAGCTGAAGGCGTTCGCCTCCTACCTCCGGACCGGCCGCGTCGAGCACGACCTCAAGGCCCTCATGGTCTCCGCCGGCTCCGGCGGCATCCTCGCCCCGGACGCCTACCGCGCCACGGTGCTCCAGAAGGTGGCCGAATTCTCGCCGATCCGTGGTCTCGCCCAGACGGTGCAGATGAGCGGCGCCCTCCTGGAGATCCCGCGCCTTGTGGATGAAGTGCCGGTCGGCGAAGTCGCCGAGGGCGGCACCAAGCCGGAGGCCGAGCCGAGCTTCGAGTCGATCGACGTCAAGCCGTTCGAGAACGCCGTCATCGTGCCGGTTTCCCAGCACCTCGTGGAAGACGCCGCCATCGACATCCTGTCGTTCGTCGCCAACCACCTCGGCACCAAGTTCGGCCAGCGCGAGTCCCGGAACTTCGTTCTCGGCAACGGCACCACCCAGGCCGAAGGCGTGCTCACCTCGGCCGAGATTGGCGTGTTCAACGCCGCCGACGTCACGATCACCGCCGACGACCTGATCGACACCTTCTATTCGATCAAGTCGCCCTATGCGGCCCGTGGCGCTTGGCTCATGAGCCGGGGCACCATGGCCGCCGTGCGCAAGCTGAAGGACACGGACGGCGCCTACCTCTGGCAGCCGGCGCTTGCCTCTGGTCAGCCGCCGACCCTTCTCGGCCGCCCGGTCTATGAGGCCGTGGACATGCCCGCCGTCGCCGCCAACGCCACCCCGATCGTCTTCGGCGACTTCGCGTCCGGCTACCTCATCGCCGATCGTATCGACCTCCAGATGGTCACCGACGCCCTCACCGGCTTCAACACTGGTGTCGTGAAGATCGGCGCCCGCCGCCGTGTCGGTGGCCGCGTCATCCTCGGCGAAGCCCTCACCAAGCTGAAGCTCGCCGCTTCCTAATCAAACCCAACCAGATGAGGCCCTGCACAAAGCAGGGTCTCACTCTATGGAGCGAATTCAGTGGCTAACACGACTGCAAATTCCAAGTTCTACATCGGCCCGGTGAACAGCACCGCCGATGACGCGACCACCTATGCCGCGCTGACCTATACCGAAGTCGGCGAAATCATGGACCTCGGCGAACTCGGCGACGAAGTCGAGATCGTCGAATACGAAACCATCGGCGACGCCCGCAAGAAGAAGCTCTCCGGCACCTTCGACGGCGGCACCCACGAAATCACCGTCGCCAAGACCGCCGACGACGAAGGTCAGCTTGCCGTCACCCAGGCGCAGACGACCCGTGGGAACTACGCCTTCAAGCTCACCGAGCCCTCCGGCGAGACGACCTATTTCCGGGGCATCGTTGCCACCGTGAAGAACGTCTATGGCGAGGCGAATTCCGTCGTGCAGCGGAAGATCACGATCGCGGTCAACTCCCGCCTTGTCGTGGTGGAGCCGGCCTGATGGCACGGTTGGCGGCAGACGAGTTTGTCATCAAGTGGGGCACCGAGACGGTGCGCCTCCGGCCGACCTTGCGTGCCGCCACCATCCTCTGTCGGCGCCACGGTGGCGACTTCCGCGCCATCGTCGCCGGCGTCCTCGCCGGTAACGTGACCATCATCGCCGACGTCATCCGCACCACGGTCACGAAGCCCACGACCATCCCGGACGTCTGCCTTTCGCTGCCCAAGCGCGCCATCGAACTCTGCACGGCGCCTGTCTTGGAAGTCGTGCTTGCCATGGCTGGAATCGATCCCGCCGCCAAGGACACCACCCCGGCCGAGAAGCACACCAAGGCCGAGGCCGTCTCATACGAAAACCACTTCCGGCGCCTCTACCAGATCGGCACCGGCTGGCTTGGATGGACCCCGGAAACCACCTGGAGCGCCACGCCCGCAGAGCTTGAGGAAGCCTTCCTCGGCAAGGCCGAGATGCTTCGCGCGATCCACGGCGGCGAAGACCCCACGGCACCCCAACCCAAGCTTACGGTCGCCGACAAGTTGGCCCGGTTCAAGGCCGGCGCCGTTCGCGAGAAGCCCGCCCGCACCCCCACCGGACCGGCCATGCACCGGCCCGCGACCGTCTGAAAGAGAACCACCCATGGCCGACCGCTACGCCAACCGCCTGCCCTCGCCGACCTTTCCGGCCCGTCGTATTCGCCCGGTGACCTTCTCGGACACTGAAGACTTTCCGCACGGCCCGGCCCGCCTTCTCTGCACCGAAGGCAGCGTCATCACGTTCCTGCCCGTCGACAACCCGGACGACGAGCCGATTACCATGTCAGTGACCTACCGGAATTCGCATCGAATTCTGCCGATCATTGTCCGTCGCGTCTTCGAAACCGGCACCGATCCTTTCATGGTCGGGCACGTCTACGCCGTGGAGGAATGAACGTGCCGACGCGCCCGCCTAGAATCTGTTCGTGCGGCAAGCGCGTCCCGTCCGACGTTCGGTGCCGCTGCGAGATCGAACGCGACAAGGACCGCCGCGCCCGCGCCGAAGCCTCCAGGCCGAGCGCCCGCGAACGCGGCTACACGTCGAAATGGGAAACAGCGCGCGCCGGCTTTCTTGCCAAGCATCCGAAATGCTTCCGCTGCAACGACCCGGCGACCGTTGTCCATCATTCCGTTCCGCACCGTGGGGACAAGGCCCTTTTCTGGGATCGCTCCCTATGGCGCCCGGCTTGCCGCGCCTGCCACGACGGTCCGCTCCAGTCGATCGAAAAGGGAGGCCGAGGCTAATGCTCCAGACCTTCAACCCGCCCGTCGCCCCGTCTGTCGGCGGCACCGTCAAGCCCAAGGTCAAGGTGCTCAAGTCCGAATTCGGCGACGGCTACACCCAGCGCACCCGCGACGGCCTCAACCACATCCGGCAGACCGTGGAACTCGTCTGGTCCGTCCTCACCCGCGACGAAGCCAACCAGATCATCGGCTTCCTACACGAGCACGGCGGCACGACGCCGTTCCTATGGAGCTATTTCGGCGACACCGAACGCAAGTGGACCTGCGACGACTGGAGCACCACGCCCATCTCCGGCGGCTATTGGTCCGTCACCGCCAAGCTCGAACAAGATTTCAGCCTGCAATCATGACAGCCCACGCCCTTCCCGACAGCTTCATCAACTATCCAACCAACGATATCAACCCGGCTGAAGCCGAGCGCGCCAAGAACCTATGGTGTGCCGTCATCGCTCAAGCGCTGTTGGATGCTACTTCTACACTGACACCCAGCAGCGGCGGACAAGAAATACTTCAAATCAGAGAAGCGCAAAGCTGGTTCCTACACGCCGGCAAAGATTTCAGAACTGTCTGTGATCTTGCGGACCTAGACTGGCGGCAAGTCCAGAAGCACGCCATTCAGCAAATGAACGAAGCGCCGGCAAAAAGTCAGATACGGAACGAGAAGATAGAACACGACGGCAAGTATCATACCCTCAGAGAATGGTCCCAGATTACCGGCCTGCCAATCAAAATCATTCGCTCAAGACTTAAAGCCAAATGGCCGATTGAGCGTGCTCTTACTGAGCAGTTAAACAAAGAACGCCAGGAAATCACTTACAACGGCGCATCGCGCACCTACACAGAGTGGTCACAGGTCACCGGAATTCGTAACCACACGCTTCGAAATCGGATCAGAGCTGGTTGGACCGTCGGCCAAGCCCTTGGATACGAACCTCGCTGAACACCAACAAACATTGTCAAAAACCGCATGACACTGCTATTTTTGACATGTAGAATAGATGCATATGAGAACAAACCCCGGGGGTAGTCGACAATTCTACCTAGGGGTGTCCGGACCGGCGGGGACCCGTCGCACAAGTTTTTCTCAGTTTGAGTTTTTCAACGGTAAGGGAATACCACATTGATCGTGACCAAGGCAGACCTTGAAGGACACATGCGTTGGGCAGGCGCGGACCCCGATCCGTCGCACGCGCTCTTCCTGGAGGCCGCGCACGACCTTCTGGACCCCTATTTGGTCACGAAGCTCGCCACCTACCGGCAGACGGACGCCGAGCCCGGCGACACCTCGCCCGAGGCACCCGCGCACTTGAAGCTCGCCCTTCTCATGACCGCCGCGCACCTCGCCGAGAACCGCGAAGCCGGCACCGTTCCCGACGAAGCAATCCTGTTGATCACGAACCTTCGGAACTGGAGCTTCTAATGGCACGTGGTCGCGACCTCGCCCGCCTCAGTGCCAAGTTGGACCGCATCCCGCAGCGCGTCCGCGAAGCCCTGGAGCCGGCCCTTCTGAAGAGCGCCGATGAGATCGCCTCGGCGATGCGCCGTGTCGCGCCGGAGGACGAAGGCGACCTGATTGAGTCGATCACCGTCACGCCGCCCGGCTCCACCACGCCGCCCAACGCCATGGGTGGAGCGCAGCTTGTGCCGGAAGGCGCCGTCGCGGTCACCGCCGGCAACACCGCCGTTCGCTATGCGCACCTTCAGGAATTCGGCACCGAGCGCATGGACCCCAACGCCTACTTCTTCCCGACCTATCGCCTTTACCGCATCCGCGCCGCGCGCCGCATCACCCGCGCAATGCGCAAAGCCATCAAAGAGGAATTCAACAAGTGACCGAAGACACCACCCACGTAGAGGCCCGTGTCGCCGAGATCATGGCGGCATACGACGCTTTCGCCGAAGAGGCCTACACCCTCAAGCCGGGCGAAGAGCACGGCAAGCTCATCCCGGTGACGACCGATGACGAAGGCGCCCCGCTGGTGTCGCTCTACGCAGTCGCGCTTCGCCGCCGGACCGGCGATCTTCTCATGCAGGGTTACCGCGTGGCGCACTACGGCGACCGCTCGCCCCTGATCACCCGCATCGCTGATACGACCATTCCGGCTGAATACCTGGAGGCCGCCGCGTGACCATCGCCGCGTTCGCCCTCCAGAAAGCCGTGCGCGCCGCCCTGGTGAACAGCCCGGCCGTGTCCGCCCTGGTGCCGGCGAGCGCCATCATGGACAAGGGCGCCCGCCCTGAAGTCTTCCCGGCCATCGTATTCGGCCTCGCCGACACCATCGCCGAAGACCTTACGCTTAACCGCAACCATTTCCGCGTCGTCCTCGCCCTGCACGTTTGGTGCAGGGAAGAAGGCCGCGAACAGCTCTACGCCATCCTTCAGGCCATCCAGGAGGCGCTTACCCAAGGAATCGAGATCGATGACTTTCAGCTTGTGGACCTTCCCCCTGCATCCGTTCGTGCATCACATGGTGCATCTGGCGATTACTCTCACGGCCTCGTGACGGTCGAAGCCTTGCTTGAGAAGCGCCCATGAAAGCCGCCCGCCTGGACCGATCCGTCACCATCGGCCGCCCCACCGTCGCCCTGACTGATTCCGGCGCCACCGTTGCCGGCGCCCTTGAGGACGTGCGCACCCTTTGGTGCGAGCTGGTCAGCAAGGAAGCCGCCGAGGCACAGCGCGAGCACGGCGCTTCTACCGAACGCACCATCACCATCCGGACCCGGTTCGTCGCCGGCCTCGCCCCCGGCTGGAGCCTGACCTTCGACGGTAACGAATACAACGTTACGGCAGTCCGCGAACTCGGCCGCCGCGAGCTTCTGGAGATCGTCGCCGAGAGGACCGGCCCATGAGGGGCGAGCGTCCGCACCAGATCGTTGACGGTGGCGCCAGCACGTTCACCACCGTGCCGAAGCCGCCGGCCTGGCTGTCGAAGGACGCTAAGGCCGAGTGGAAGCGCGTGGCGCCGATCCTGGTCAACGAGCGTAAGGTGCTCACCGTCGCCGACCTCGTGTGCTTTCAGAATTACTGCCTCGCCGCTGGAGAAGTGGCCGAGGCCTCCAGGATCATTGCGGCCGAGGGACTGACCATCGGCGGCAAGAAGCACCCAGCCGTGACGATCCGCAAAGACGCCATGAACCAAGCCCGGCTTCTCGCCAACGAACTCGGCTTGACGCCCGTCTCCAGGTCGCGCGCCCCGATGCGCGAAGCCGCCGACGACGGTCTAAGCGACGCCCTCGGCCTATGACGACAGATCCGTATCCGCATTGGCTCTTCGATAACTCGCCGATCCCGGACCCCCTCGGCCACGGCGAGCGCGCCGTGCAGTTTCTCAAGTCCCTGATCCACCCCAAAACCGGGCGACCGTTCGAACTGCACTTGTGGCAAGAGCGGATCGTGCGACGCATCTACGGCCCCGTGCACACCGCCGACGTGATCGACGCCGATGGCGTTCTGATCCACCGTGCCGGCGAGCGCGAAGTTCGGAACGTCGTCATGTGCGTGCCGCGTGGCGCCCGCAAGACCACCCTCGGCGCCGGCCTCGCCCTCTACCACGCCGTCTCTCACGCCCGCGTCCCTGGTGGACAAGTCATCCTCGCCGCCTACGACCGCGCCCAGGCCCGCATTGCCTATGACGAAGCGCTCGGACTGGTGCACGCCTGTCCGCCGCTCCAGGCCGCAACCCGCATTCGCGGATCGACGCACGAAATTCTGCACCCGAAATCCCGCTCCGTCCTCAAGGCCGTGTCGTCCGACGCCAACGCCCAGAACGGCAAGACGCCGAACTTCGTGCTCTTCGATGAGATCCACGCCTGGAACAAGCGTGACCTCTACGACATCCTTCGGACCGGCCTCGGCAAGACCGCGAACACCCTTTCTCTGGTCATTTCCCAAGCCGGTCGCGGACAAGACACCCTCGCCCACGAAGTGTTCGACTACGCCCGCCGTGTCGCCCGTGGCGAGATCGACGACCCCGGCACCTTGCCAATCCTTTTCGAGACGGCACCCGACGCCGATTGGCTTGACGAGAAGGTGTGGTTCCGCGCCAACCCCGGCCTAAAGCTTGGCTATCCGAATCTTGCTTCACTTCGGCAAGAGGCCCGTGAAGCCCAGCACCGGCCCGCGCTCCGCGACAAGTTCAAGAATGACCATCTCTGCATCTGGTTGGATCGCAGTTCGTCGCCCTTCGTGGAAATGTCCGTCTACGACGAAGGCGCCGACCCGTTCGACCTCGCCGACATGGAAGGGCGCCCGTGCTGGATTGGTGTCGACCTGTCGTCTTCCCGCGACCTGACTTCGATTGTTGCCGCATGGCCGCGTGACGACGGCGGCTTCTACGTGCATCCGTGGTTCTTCTGCCCTGACGACAACGTCGCCGATCGAGAGAACCTTTCCGGCGCACCCTATCGGCGGTGGCGTGAGCAAGGCGCCATCATCACCACGCCCGGCACCACCATTGACCTCGCCACCGTCAAGCAGACGATCCGCGACATCGCCAAGCGCTTCGACGTGCGTGACATCGGCTTCGACCCCTACTTGTCGCACGGCATTCTCGGCGAGCTTCAGGACGAAGGCTTGCCGGTCCGCGAATTCCATCAACGCCCGTCGACCATGATGCCGGCGATTGCCACCCTGGACCGCGTCGTCAACGCCAAGCAGCTACAGCACGGCGGACATGAAATCCTCCGGTGGAACTTCGCGAACGTCGAAGTCGAAACGAACACCATGGGGCACAAGGTGCGCTTCAGCAAAGGAACGCGCCGCGACCTCTGTATTGACGGCGCCGTCGCAACGGCAATGGCCGTTCAACTCGCCCATACCGGCGACGACGGACGCATGATCTATCTGGACAAGAAAGCACGGCCGAACGGCTTCATCGTATTCTAAGGGGAAATCATGGCTACGGAACAGGAACAGCTTGTTGTCTTGCTTGAGGCACGCGTCAACAACTTTGAAAAGCAGCTTCAGCGGGCGAACAAGGCCGCGAACTCCAATTTCGGTGCCGTGGAAGACCGCGCCGCCCGCATGGGCAAGCGCCTGGAGCAGACCATGGGCGACGCCGCCAAGCGCACCCAGGACCACATGCGTCAAGCTCTCCGGCCCGATGAAATCAAGAACCTTCAGTTTCAGTTGAACGACATCTTCACGTCGCTTGGCTCCGGTTCTAGCATCCAGCAAGTCCTTATGCAGCAGGGAGGCCAGATCACCCAGGCACTCGGCAATCAGGGCGCTGCTGGTGCCGTGAAAGGACTTGGCACCGCGCTTCTTGGCATGATCAACCCGGCAACGCTGGCGATCTTCGCCATCGGCGGACTTGCCACGGCTGCAACCTCCTACTTCTCTTCTTCGACCACAGACACCGCCGCCTTGAATGCGCTTCTCCAGGAGCACGGCGAACTCATTGGGCAGATCAAGCAGCGCTACGGGGAAGCCGCCGCCGGCCTCCAGGATTACAGCGCCGCGTCCGTCACGACCATGATTGCCCAGGCCACGATCCAGCTTGAGGCGTTCAAGGGCATGGTCGCCGACACCGCGTCCGACGTCTCCGACTTCGTTTTCCAGAAGTCGTTCTCGCAAATCGACCTCGGCGCGATGCAGGAGAACCTGAATATCTTCAACCGCTTCCGGGACGCGTCCGAAGCGTTCAAGGCGTCGATCGCAGCCGGTGAACCGAACGTGCGGCGCTACGCCGACGCGATCGCGCGGCTCTATGTCGATCCGGCGACGACGGAGAGTCAGAAGGCTATCCTCAAGACCCTTATGGACATGATCCAGCCGGCTACCGAGGCCGACGCCAAGGTCCGCGCCGTGTCCGACGCCCTGGACCTGATGCGCGGCGCCGCATCGAACGTTCCTGGTGCCATGTCCGGCGCCGCCGGAGGCATCTATCAGGTAGGCAACGCAGCGTCCGACGTCGTCGGACAGGTCGCCGCGCTCACCCAGGCACTCGCCAACCTGTCGCGGATGGGATTGCCCGACCTCGGCGCCGAGGCCAAGGCCCTCCAGGAGTATCGGACCGCCGTCGCCAACGCGGGCGGCACCGAAGACATGCTCGCCGCCCGGCAGCAGTATGACGCCGCCGTCAAGCGTCTCCGTGACCGTGAGCTTGAGCGCACCACGCCCAAGCCGACCGTGAACCCGACCCGCGACCTCCGATCCGACCGCATCCCCGGCCTGGACCCGGAACCCGCCCGTGGTGGCGGTGGCGGTGGCCGTGGTGCCTCGGCCGCGTCCGCCGATCGCGAGCGCGCCGCCGTGGAGCGCGTGCTTGAGGCCCTGGAGCACGAACGGCAGACCCTCGGCATGACCAACACCGAGCGCCGCGTCGCCAACGAACTCCGTGCAGCCGGCAAGGGCGCCACTGAAGCCGAGCGGGAAGCGATCCAGCGGAAGGTCGAAGCCCTGGAGGCCGAGAAGGCAGCCACCGAGCAGGCGAGCGCCGCCCAGGAAGAAATGGGCGCCCTCGCCAAGAGCGTCTTCAGTGGAATGATCCAGGACATGCGCAACGGCGCCTCGGCAGGCGAGATCCTGACCAACGCCTTGAACAAGATCGCCGATAAGCTCTTGGACATGGCAACCAACACGCTGTTCGACGGCCTCTTCGCCGGTCTCTTCGGCGGCTTCGGTCTCCCCATGTCTCCGTTCGGCGCCGGTATCCCGCTCTTCGCCGAGGGCGGCTTCACCGGCTCCGGTGGCAAGCACGAACCCAAGGGTGTCGTGCACGGCGGGGAGTATGTCTTCTCCAAAGAGGCGACCAACCGCCTAGGCGTTGGTAACCTGGAGTCCCTTCACAAGCGCGCCAAGGGTTACGCCTCCGGCGGCTACGTCGGCACACCGGCCTTCGGTTCCGGCAACGTAGTCGGCCGCGCCGGCCTGTCTGGCAACCGCGCCACCGGCACCACGAACTTCGCCCCCGTCGTGAACGTGAAGGTCGAAGGCGGCTCCCGTGGTCCGGAGGCCGACGCCTCGCTCGCCCAGCAGATCGGCGCACAGGTGCAGCACCAGATGCGCGCGTTGGTGATCGACACCATGCTTCACGAAAGCCGCCCCGGCGGACTTCTCTCCCGGCGATAAACCGCTTGCGCCATCCGTATATATAGCATATGCTATTTCTGTCGATGGGCTGGCAAATCCCTTCGATGAGCAACAAGGCCGGCACCGATGCAAAAGGGGTGTCGGCCTTTTTTTCACCCCCAGCTTGTGACGCTGGCTAATGTGTTTCCACAGGGTGATTTCTACATACACATCTTGCAATCGGCCCCAGGCCATGCGAGCATTATGACGCCGCAAGACACCGGCACGCACCCAACGAGGTGCACCGCACACACAGATCCCTGAAGGACGCGCTTTGGCCCTCTACGGTCAAACCGCGTGTGTGCGTGTGTCTAATTCCGACACACACAGAGGACGCCGTCGAAACACAATAAAAAAGCCCCGCAGTTGACGCTGCGGGGCGGGGTAGTCTTACTTGGTTAGCAACGATTATACTAATGATTCCGCGCCGCAAACGCAAGCGGAAACAGCTAAAAACATCACCGCATCGCTCGCCGATCTTTCCCGGTCGATCGCCGCCGATCGCCCGATGGTTGCCGACGCTATCGACGCCGAGCTTGACGCCCTAGTGGTGGAGCTGAAGGCCGAGGCACCCGTCGACGACATCGACGCCATGCTCGCCGACCTCGACATGACGAGCGAGGCCGTTCACGTCCCGGCTGAAACCCCGATCGAGCCGGACGACCTCTCCGACGAGGAACTGAAGCGTCTCCTGGATGACCTCTACATGGGTCCGCCCGGCACCCATTACCCCACTTGGGATGAAGAGCAGGCCGCGTCCGAAGAGCCCGTTCCGGCGCCCGTGGAGCCCTCCAAGCCGCTGGACAATTTCCCGACAAAGGCACGTCGGCGCCGTCGTCGCTCACAGATCCGCAGCCGCGAAGACCGCAGGATTCTCCCGGATTTCAACGCCGGCAAGAAGGCGTCGAAGTTCGTCGCCTCGGCGCGTTCAGTGCACGAAGTTTCCTCTCATCACACCGCCCCCTCTACCACCCTCCCAAGCACCACAAGCACCACAAGCACCACAAGCACCCCAAGCACCCACCCCACACCCACCAACGAGAAGACCAACACCACGGGCGGGCCGACAGGCCCGACCGAAAAGCCTTCCCGCTTACCTGCCTCTTGGCGTCACCAGACCGATGACCTCAAGGTGCTTGCCTTCAACCGTGCCCTGGACACCGCCGACACCAAGCCCCACGCCTTCACCATCAACATCAACCCGGGCATTGAAGCCCGCCTCCGTGCCGCCCCAGACGTTGAGCGTGGCAAGCTGCAAGAACGCCTCGGCCTCTATCTGAAGCGTGTCCTCGGCGCCCCGCGTCCCTTCTGGTTCGCCCTGGAGCTTACCAAGGCAGGCAGGCTTCACGTGCACGGCGCCGTTGGTCTCCGGCCCGACGACCTCCACGACAACGTCGCCGCCGCCCTCGCCCAGGCAGGCGGCAAGTGGGCACACAAGGCCGGCGCCGAGCACCAAGTGCACCTTGCGGCCGAATGGTGCCTGGATGGATGGGCGATCTACTCCCTCAAGGATGCCGCCCGTGCCCGGCGCACCCTCGGCCTTTCCTCCGTCGTCTCATGCACCCAGGACGCCCGCCGCCGTGGCCGCGACCTTTGGGAGGCAGTCCGCGCCGACGTGCTCGCCAAATCCACACAGAAGCCCGCCCGCGCCCGCAAGCCTTCCCCGGCCACCAATACCGCAGCAAAGCCGAACGCCCGCCTACAGTCTTCTAAATCAAAACCTGCACCATCAACGCTTATCCGGCGCCACGCACAGACCTTCACCCCAACCCTACACGTTAACGATTCAGTCAATACTGACTTACAACCTAAGCGCTTGCCAAATCACCCGAACGCAGTCTATCCAGGAACTGTTCCAACCATGGGGGCACACCATGCACACCGCACTGATTACCGTATCCGAACTGACCGATGTTCTCGCCGGCCTCTCTCAGATGACGCAGCTTCGGAGCAACGGCTTCTGGATCACTACCGGCACGCACGACACCTTCGGCGCCGTGGTGGCGACGCTTGGCTTTACCGGCACCACCGCTTGTCTGGTCTCGGCCAAGCCCTTCCGGCCCCCGCTGCCCGACAGCATCACGCGGCTTCTCCAGACCCAGCGCGACGCCCTGGAGGGCGACAGCCACTAAGGGGACGACCCGGTAACGAAAGTCCCGTTACCGGGTTGACCACCACATGCGCAGCGCATACAAGACGGTAACGTGATAACCGTTACCAAGGAAGCAAGCCATGCCACTGACACCGGCCGAGAAGCAGAAGCGCTATCGCGACAGGCAGCGCGCCAAGACCACTACCGTTGCGGACCTTGAAAGCCGCGTCGCCACCCTGGAGGCCGAGCTTGCGTCCCTCAAGGCCGAGTTGGTGAAGGTCGCCGCCCTGGTATCGGGCGCCACCGTTCCGGCCCCGGCTTCCATCGGCGCCGCCGTCGTCAATGCCCTGGTAACGTCACCGGAGGCGCCGCCCGCCGCCGCAACCGCAACCGCCGTTCTAGATGCACCGATTGAAAAGATTCTAGATACACCGATTGAACAAGATGAGTTTCCAAACGAGCTGCATCTTGAAAAGCTTAGAGATGTATCCGTTCAGATTGAAGAAATGCTCGCTGGCGAAGAGGTTCGTGGAGTAAATTTGGCGTTATCCAGGCTGAAAAAGATGTTTGGGCATCTGCCGAGCGATCAAATGCTTGAGGAAGCAAATAATTATGTCGATGGTTTAGGTTCTGGATCAATCGGAGAATTTGAGCAATATTGGGAGGAAGCTTTTTATACGCTGGAAAAAGAACATGCAAAAGAGAAGAAACGAGCTGCCGCAAATCTTAAGCGCAAGCTTGAGAAGGAGGAAGCCGCCCGTAAGAAGGAGGAAGCCGCCGCCGTCAAGAAAGAAGAGCGCGCAGCGAAGAAGGCAGCTTCCGCCAAGCCCAAGCCCGCACCGGAGCCGGTCGCCGAGCCTACCACCCAGGCCGACGCCACCCGCTACGACACGGACGACAAGTGGGGCATGTTCTGA